AACATTTTACACGGTGGTTCCGTTGGGAGACACCGGAGAACTTCACAAACCCGGTGCCCATGGAACCAAGATCGTGAACACCCAAGAAGTGGATGAGATGACATGGGAATATGCGGAGATGGTTCGCAGGAATGAATGGTTGTTTGAACAAATAGGTGAACCGGCATATGTTATGTTTCGCAAGACTCGGGGTGAAGTTTGCGGGTGTCGTGGTGCTGAAACTGGATTGGGTCAGCCACGAACTCATTGTCCAGTCTGCTTTGAAATCGGTATTGTAGGGGGCTATTACGGTCCCTACGATATTACCTATGTACCACCAGACTCTGCCATCACCCGTGAATTGGATGAAGGTGGGGGCATCAAAGCCACTCGGGAGTCCCGTAGCTATTTGACCAACACTCCTATTGTTCAGGACGGTGACCTCATTATTCGTCGTAATGGTGACCGGTTAGTGATCCAAGGGGTGGTTTCCAAAGCCCCACGTGGCATCTTGTTGCAGCAGGATTTCGCCACTCAGCTACTTCCATGGGGAGACACTCGGTATCTTATTCCTATCAACACCGGCCTGCCCACGTTGTTCAACCCGGTTATCAATAAGAACCCAGTTCAAGGGCTTGATCCCCTTCATCTCAAAGGGGACGGGGAACCCATTTATGATGCTCGGGTTCAACCCGGCAAGGAACCATGGGAAAACACGGCTGAGGTGCCCATAGGACGAACGGTGACATTTGGACGTATACAAAATTGACTTGTGAAATTTCTCACGACGCAACTTTTTGACTATCCAAGCCTCTTTAGAGGGAGTTATGGCTTACGCTTACTTTGATTCCGGGTACGCACCTACGGGGTTTTTGATTGTTCCAAATGGCGGAGACCCCTATGACGATGCAACCACCACTCTTGTTCAAACAGATTGGGACTTTCCGGGGGTGGCACAGGCCATGGGTTGGAGCCTCTCTAGTGTTCCTTCAAAAGGCAAGCCCGGATGTATGCATGACTCTACAGATGGTACGGTAGATTGCCCTTGTGGAGTAAAGGCAGGTGGGTTTATTTCGGCTGCATATGACTATATTCGTGAGCATAACGATGAAGAATTTCCGGGATTGGATGAATATCTCCCTAGTTCTCTTCTTGGTCATGAACTTGTAGAGAACCACCACAGAAAGGCATCTATGAAAATGAACGCATCTATTGTAGACACACTAGCAAAAACCGCACGTATCCTATGTGAGGACGAACAAGTAAACTCCGACACTACGCTTCAGGCGATGGTTGGCGACCCCGCCGACACCCGTGTTTCAACTTTCGTGCAGTTTCAGCCCAACCCCGGCTCTATGCAGCTTCCAAATCCACTTTCACCCGTCGAAGGCGATGAGATTTTCTTCACCTACATGATCCCCGGTGCAGCTTTTCAGTCGCATGATGGGCAAGAATGGACGATTCTGTTTTATGGGAGTAACGACGACATTGAAATTGAGAACCGCTGGTATCCTAGAAACTCTCCTCATGTAAGTTTGTGGGACATCCGCAGGTCAATTCATCAATGGATTGAACCAGTAACTCAGGTTGTACCTCCTCCTCCTCCCGGTGTGGACTACTCCGCACAGTTGGTACGGATGGCTGACAAGACAGGTGTTGGCCATGCGGATGAGCTTACAGATTATAAGAAGACGGACCTTACTGGCGGCTGGTAATGGGAGCCTTATCCAAGAAGCTACGGAACTTGGAAGGTGGGTTACTTTCTTTCTGGTGTCCGGGTTGTGATGAGCCCCATTCTATAAAAGTACATGACTTATCGGCGGATGATAAGACTCATCCGATATGGGGGTGGAACGGAAACGTTGACGCCCCTACTTTCACTCCCAGTATTCTTGTTCGTTCCGGCCACTATGCCAGCCCCGATGATATTTGTTGGTGTACCTATAACGCGGAGCATCCAGATGACCCTACTCCATTTGTGTGCCATCAGTGCCACAGCTTTGTGACAGATGGGAAGATACAATTTCTAGCGGACTCTACCCACAAATTGTCGGGGCAGACAGTAGAGATTCCTGATTGGGATGATTGACTATGGCAGAAGACTGGGGTATTGACGTTGGCGTTCCCGATATAGGGGACAGGATAGAATACAAGGGCGATAATTACGCCGTAACTGGGTGGATGCGAGAGCGTCCAAAAAGAAAAAAATTGGATGAACGTCTCGAAGAACAACGTGAGTGGGAAATCTTGCTGGATGATGTTGAGTACGAGGCACAACAAAGTGTTCATGGTAAGAAACTCGAATGGTGCTTCAGAGATGAAGCGCAATTTGTAACCTATACTGGGGCCTGTGGTGGGGTTGCTCCCATTAATGAAGTCAAAGTGATTGGCAAAGTTAATTGGCCTCCTGAGATGTTGCAGCGTAAAAGGGAAGAAGCCAAAATTATGGCTGAAGATAGAGAAATCCTCTTTTAGTTCCTATATAGAGGCCACCGTGTTCATCTATAAGGTAACCAACAAAATCAACGGAAAGGTATATATCGGGAAAACTGTTCATACACTTGAACATAGGTGGTCGCAGCATCTTAGCTTCGCCAAGATGAATAGTGGATGTCCTTATTTGGGTAGAGCCATACGTAAATACGGTTCAGAAACTTTCGAGATAGAGCAACTGGCTCAAACAGATAATTCTGAAGAGTTGAACACTTTAGAGTGTCATTTTATTCAACAACTTAAGTCATACCAAAGAGAGGTTGGGTATAACCTTACTTTGGGGGGCGAGGGAACAGCGGGTTATCATCATTCTTCTGAAACTAAAGCAAAAATCGCGGCTGGACGGCAGGGGGCTAATCACCCCATGTTTGGTAGACATCAGTCTATGGATGCTAGACAAAAGATATCGGTAAATAATGGTAAGGGGTTTCTTGGTAAACACCACACTTTAGAATCACGTTTACGAATGGGAGCGCGTGGTCAGCAGCACCCCAACTTCGGTAAAAATTTAGCTCCATCCACCCGAAAAAAAATACAGGATGCAAACTCTAGAACATTTGTATTTCTATCTCCAACACAAGAAATATTGACTATCACAAACCTAAAAGCTTTCTGTAAAGAGCATAACTTGAGTCGCCCTCATATGAGTTCGGTGTATCACGGGAGGAGAAATCAGCATAGGGGGTGGACAAGGTGCTCGATTTAACTGGCGCAAATTTAATTTCGTATTTAATTAGAATCATACGTTCAGCCATTTCTCAAAACCCGAGGTTTAATCAATCTCTAGGTGAAGTTACCTTCACAAGTAATAATTCAATCCAGTATCGGGACGTGCAAGTTACCGTCCGCGATATCACTACATCTGGGGTCCGTCTCAGCCCGGATTATTTCATGTGTAACCAGTATGGCCGGGCCCTTGTTGCTAAAGTGGAGAACAAAGCTGGGACGTTTATTGAATGGGTAAATGAAACTGATAAGACAGGGCAAACCCCTGTAGCTGGTGTTTACTATCTCAATGTAGATGCAGTGGATGAAAAGACCAACAACGTAGACCTCACCATTGAAACCTATCGTTGGGTGGAAGGTAAGTATACCAATGCAGTTGGGTCTATCGCTTACCTTCGTTCTGGAATTGATGGTACTACCCTCACTGCTAAAGATTTAGCAACGGGGGATTCGGTTGCTATTCTTGGGTTTTCCAATTATGTCATCCTGCAAGTCCCAACTCAAACCTTACAACTCTATGATGCCGGTAATAATCCTCTCGTTCCGATGACTGATTATTGGTATCAACGTTCCACCTCGGTAGTCATAATTCAAAGTACGGTGGGTGGGGCAGAGGTGGCGAACATTCCTACTCCATGGATTTCCTTTACCTTGACTGATCAAGATGGATATCAGCTACGTCAGGGAGTTGATTGGAGTTACTTTGGTCTCAACTTTATTCAATTGAGCAACTGGACTCCAGCCAGTAGTACGATTACCGCTAACATCATTAGTAAGGTAGACCCCAGCACTTCGGTTGGAACCAATCCAGAAAACATCCTTCAAATTGGAGTACAGCCCAATGAAAGCCTAGCACCGGGGCAGGTTTTCATTCATACCCCTTCTGGAGATTACTACACTGGAACTGTCAACTCGGATGGTTCGGTCACCCTCCCACAACTTCTTCAGCCGGGTGATTGGGTGCGCTGGGACGTCCGTATTCAGGCGGGGACTATCACATGTCGAGGTAAAAAGTTCGCGGTTAATGGATTCTATCAAACCTATTGGGACGCAGAGGCCCCTTCTGAAACTGACCCAAATGCCAAAGGTGCAGTGCGGTTTGTCCTTGACCCTGTAACCAATCAAAAAGTAGAAGTCCTTCCGGGCTTAGCCATTGCCATTGGAGATGCGGTGGTGGCTAATGATCAAGTTGCTATTATTGTGAGTCCAACAACCACTGAAACCTATGAAGTATATGGCTCTAAGGAGAACTTGGACTTTACCTTGGACTTTCGGTCGAATGATCTTCAGACTTCCTCAGACCTGAGTGAGCTACTTAAGCAGCAGCTTCTTATCATGCGTCGGCAGAATATGGAAGCGGACGGCGTTACTATCTTTGAATGTCGGCGTTCCTATCGTGGAGCCCAGCGTGATAACTCGGGCACAGCCCCAACCTATACTTATAGCGTTTCAATTTCCGCCTCGGCGGATTGGAAGGTGTTTATCCCAAAGGTTACGCGAATCGCTTCCTTTGAGATTACCGATACTGCTACTATCCCCGACTTTCAAGGAAAGCTGCAAATGACCCCTAAGGTACAAGCGTTAGGAAGTACAAAATTCCAGTTCTTGGGACATTATAGCTAAAAAATATCAAGACTACCTTACCCAATGTAGAAACACGTTTAAGGAGGGCATATGCCCATTAAGTTATATCATTGTGAGCCGTGCGAATTCGAATATGAGCATTTTTATTTCGATACTGTCCCGGATAGTTCGCAGAAACCAGTTCCGCCCTGTCCCTTGTGTGGGAAAGAGTTGACTTATAAAGAACCAGAAGAGGTATTTGAAGATTCCACTTATAAGTGCTGGGAAAGTGAAGGGGGATGTGGGGTGGAGTTTAATGTAGAACACCCCGTTAGTATATCACCTAAAACTTATTGCTGTCCAATGTGTAGCAAGACAGCTAAGTTGAAACTCAGTTTTACCATTGTTCATGGAAAAAACATGAGTAAAGGAGCCAGCATAGATGTGGCCATCGGTCGAAGCGCAGAGGATCGGTGGAAAAAGATTAATGAGCGAAAGGTGGCTCGGGATAAGTTTCGAGCAGAGACTGGTACTCAAGCTTTGAGCATTGTTGAAAGTAACAGGCAAGTTTTTGGCAAGCCGATTAAAGGTGGGAAATTGACAGCAGTTTCAGTTCCCAAGAATACAGTAAATAAGGACGAGTAGAGAATATTCGTCAGTAACTAAGAAAAATTTGAACTTTAGCTTCCTTCCATTGAAGTTCATTTTCAAGGAGCAACCCATGGCGTTGATAGGTTCTTACGCACCTCCCGGAGTATATACCGATGTTATAATTAGTGGCGCGGGTCAACCGCTGTTCGGTTCTACTCGTATCCCCGTTATCATTGGCGAGGGTCTACAATATTTCACGCAGAGTAATAAGGAACTATTCCGTGGCTCCTCTTCTACCACGGATGACCAAGTGGTCAATGAGAACATCTCTGACCAAGTTACCGGAACTAACGACACATTTACTGTTACCTATCCACCGGTAACGGATGGCTCTGGCTCTGGTACAGTTACCAATGACCCCTCCAAGATTCAAGTGCTTGTGGATGGCATCCCCGCCACTGTAATTTCCCTCGTGGGATTATCTGGCACTTTTGTTCTTCAGGACATTCCTCCACAGGGCTCTAATGTCGAGGTGACTTACTACTTCAAACGTAGTGATACCTATATCACCAATGAGAATCTGGCTTCCCAGATTCCAGCTTTTGCCTCCTTAACGATTGCTGGCGTTTCTTCCCCCATCGTCTCCTCTGTCACTATTTCTACGACTCTCCCCGGCGCAGTGGGGAATGAAGTAAGCATTCAGCTTGTAGACTCCACTTTGCTCTCTCCTCCATCCTCAGGTGTAGTGGATGCTTTGGCGGTTAGTGGCTATGGCACAGACACCATTGTCATCAATATCCGCAAAGCGGATAACACGCTTCGTACGGTTGTTGACCTCTACAATCTTGTTGAAGCCGGGATTCTAACCCTTTCTGCTGGTTATCTTGTTGCGTCCAACCTCGTCGGTACAGGTGCCCTTTTGGTTATGGTACCAACCGACCTGCAAGGTGGAAAAGGACCGAACACCAACACAGTTTTCAAGGTCATCCACACCCCCATCGTAGACGGTACGAATGGCGGTGTTGTAACTACAACTCCAACCGACGTTACCGTTCTTGTGAACGGCACCTCCGCTGTAGTTTCAGCCCTTGATGGGGCGGATGGTTTAGTCACTCTTGCCCAACCGGTTGCTTATGGTTCAACTCTGACAACCAACTACTATACCAACAACTGGCAGAATACATACGACCTGTTACCGGGTTCGAATGTTTCCAGCATCACACAGGTTGGTCTCGGCCCTGATCGTGCCGATTTCACTGAAGATGTAGATTATACCCTCGGCACAGATTCGGCGGGGAACCCGGTTATCAATTGGGGAGCCTCTACTACAACTACAGTGGGAACTTCCACTACAGGGTTCACTCCGTTTGGCCCAACTCAAATTACCACTACTCTGGTGGATGAGCATGTTTACCTGCGGTATGCTGGTCAAGGTAATGGCAATACGGCGGTTTTCACCCTTCCTGATGTTCCTACAGATGGTTCAGGTCTATCAAAGGCAACTGATAACCCAGCTTTGATTTCAGTCTATGTCGGTTCTGATCCATT